CTTTGGAATTACGAGAAAATAACATACACTGACGGGAAAAGTATGTCAACCACACCACAAGTTATAGGAATGTACAGTGAGGACGGTAAAGGTATATCAAAAATAACTGAATACTATGCCAGAAGCAAGTCAGATTCAGAAGCTCCTACATCTTGGCTTATGACTCCCCCTACGTTGACATCAATATACAAATATCTGTGGAATTATGAGGTCGTGACTTACACCGATGATAGTACGAGTCAAACCACACCTGCAGTAATTGGAGTGTATGGTGATAAGGGCGATAAGGGTGATAAGGGTGATGATGGAAATTACACTGAATTAAGATATGCAAAGAACGGAAGTACGACTACTCCTCCTACGCTCACAAAAACAGATTTAATACCGAGTGGATGGACAACTATAATGCCGAGCGTTGGAATGGTTGAATATCTATGGATGACAAGAGCGGTTAAGGACGGAGCAGGAACACGACTTATATCGGAATGGTCAACGCCTGTAAGGGTCACTCCATACGATGGAAAGGATGGTCAAGATGGGCAAAATGGTCATAGTCCTGTTATGGTTTTCAGAGGCGAATACAAATCTTCTGAATTATATTACGGGAACAAATACCGTCTTGACTGTGTGAAAAGTGGGTTATCGTATTATATAGCTCGTATTGATGCAGGAGCGTTCTCAAATGTTGCACCTCCGAATACAAGCAAGTGGAATACCTTTGGAGCGCAATTTGAAAGCATTGCGACAAACCTTTTGCTTGCTGAAAATGCTAATATAGGGGATTGGTATATGTCTGGTGGAAAGATTGTATCAACACTTTCCGGTAGCAATAAAATTGTAATGGACGCTAAAAATGCTCTTTTTGAGATTGAATCCACTTCATCAGGTGGTGATTATTCTGAAAACAGAGGTCAAGGGGCAAAGATGAAAATTGATGCGTATAATGGTCTTTTTGAAGCAAGGAGCAAAAATGAGAGCAATAGAGTTGCGTATATGTCTCCGACAGGTATATTTTGCAATAATGCTGAAACCCAAGCCGTGTCTGCTATTCTTGGTGTTACGCATAAGGCTGCAATCGTTGGTTTGGGATTTGGTAATGTGGCAAAGAATGATTGGGATAATGAAAATTTCTTGGCTGGAGTATATGGAAGAGCATCTAATAGTGGTACGGCACCAGCTTATGGCGGTTTTTTTGAAAATCTGATGGTTGCAGGATTATTCTTGCATCGAAGAGCGATTGAAGAAAGCAATAGCAGTACGTATCTAAACAATACAGATACCCTTGTTATCGGATATTCACGCAATCAGCAAATCGTTTATCTGCCGTCTGACGGTGTAATTGGTAGAACTATATTTTTTAAACAATGGTGGACGGGGCACATGCGTGTCTATCCACGTGGGGGACAGAAATTATATGACGATTCTACCGAAAATTCGTACTTTGATATTGTAGAAGGTTGGTGTGCGATGTTTACATTCACAATCGGGTATATAGACGGAGTGAAAAAGGAAGCATGGTTAATGAGTAAATTTAGATACTGATATGGAATACGGATATATAAATGAAGATGGCTTTTTGAGGTCTGAAAATTTAGAACCTACAATAACCAAATATAAGGATGAAGAAACGGGCGAAATAAAGGAAAGAATTGTTTCTATAGAAGAGCAATTAGAAAAGATGGGCGATATGTGGAAACCTGTAGATAAGATAGATGAAAGCCTACTTGTTTCCGATACACCCGAATATTCTATCTTTATTGCTCCATACGACAACGGAGATAGAATATCATTCCGCTACGAAAAGATGTTCAATAACTTACATATACGTGAGTTGGTTGAAAAACTTGAAACAGATGATTACAAAATTATCAAGTGCTATGAAGCATATCTTGTTGGAGAAGAGCTGCCTTATGATATAAAAGAGTTGCACGAAAGGCGGCAGTCGATAAGGAATGAGATTAATAAATTGCAAGTTAAACAACTAAATTTAAAAAAAGATGAAAATATTTGATTGGTTAAAACAAAGTAACAGATTACAGCACTTCGGTTATGCGATACCGTGTGCGTTTTTATTTACACTTCTATTCGTGGCAGGGCTGGCAGCCGGGATGGAGTTTAAGGATAACGCATACAGCAACAAGTGGGATTGGCTGGACTTCACAGCCACTATATTAGGCGGTATTGTTGGGCAAACTCTACAAATATTGGTAGCATATATCATATTTGGCTATTATTATTCTCTATAAGTGTGTTTTTCAAACACATTTATAGCTATATTTGCAGTTAGAACAATTCACTTAGTAAATGAATTATGGAAACAACGATGTACAGCCTACGGATTCTTTCTAAAGGCAAGGTTACAGACCTTAAAAAAGGTTTTAGTATTGGCGGTGTGCCATTTTCTGTCTTCGTGAAGCCGAAGAAAGTAACGATGGAAACAAGTACGCTGATTGATTGCAAACTGATATGCGATGAGGCGGCAGGAGCTTTCCCCGTGCCTATTGGTGACTGGACACCCGGAGCGATTACCGTAATATCCCCAAACGGTATCGACCTTTCGGCTTATGATGTGTATTGGGGTGCTGGTGAAACAATTAAATAACTATCGCTATGGGATTATTACTTGGAAGCGGTAACACAAAACCGCAATATCCTTACGACCAATGGTATGGTGTGCAAGGTGACTTCAATTCACAGGACTACAAGCTAAAGCGTGTGGGCAATTTGGATTTGCACCGTACATTACCCATCCAATCGAAATTGAAACGCTTTGTGGAAAACCCGGACGGTTCGGTAAAGTATTACCTTAATCAGAATGATAGCCGTAAAAAGGATTCGGGTACAACGGCTATCATTGATAGCACGGATGGTAATGTTATGCTGGAAAAGCCGGAATACTACTTCAAACTGGAGATAGAGGGTACAAAATGGATTCGTGCTTACTCTGAATATCCGCTGCCGGGCTTTACCAAGATGGAAAGAAAGACTGTAAGCCCGTGGTTTGCTACGGTTGATATTACCAACTCTATAGCTGTTTCAGGTTGCTGGCTCACTTGGAGTGGTGATGAGATTGCAAGGGATTCTGACGGTTTTGTTGTCCTAAGAGATAATGCCGCACAATTCAGAGGTGGTTCGGGTACTGGTGATGCCGCTAAGGATGGTACTTACAACTCCATGTTGGGTATGCCTCGCACTTCAATATCAAAGGGTAGTGTACGCCCATTGTGTAAGAACGGCACACATCACGGAGCGTACAGGGTGTACAATGAAATCGCTTGGTTGCAACGTGTGGAATACGCCTCATTGCATTGTCAAGATGCCTACACTGAATCACTTACTGTTGACGGATTCCATCAAGGAGGGCTTGGCAGTGGTCCGGCTGTCAATGGTTCAGAGTGGAGTACATGGGGTGGTTACAGACCTTTTGTCCCTTGTGGTGTTACTGCAACTCTCGGAAACAACACAGGTAAGGTGTCCTACACAATCAAGGGATGGACTGGTGGCGATAAGGTGGTACAAGTAACCTCTTACCGTGGATTGGAAACTCCATTTGAATACTTGTGGATGCTTGCAGATGATGTGCTGATTTGGCATAAGGCTGATGTGTCTATTGCCTATGTATGCGAAGACCCGACAAAGTTCACTTCTCACTCTGATAGTGCAACTACCGTGCCTGTAGGCTATGAGCCTATTACAGAGCTGCCAAGAATTGAAGGTAATATACTTTCTATGGCTCATTCATCTAAGGGCTATTCCTTTCCCGAAAAGACGGGCGGAGGCAATAATAAGGGGTATTGTGATAATTATTGGACTCCTGTAGATGATGCAAACTGGTCAGCCGTAGGCTGGTATGGTGCTCTTTTGTCTGCTAGTGCGTCTTCTGGTGCGTCTGCGGGTTTCGGTTGTCTGCTTGCGTCTCATCGTTCCTCGATTGCGAGTGCGGACATTGGGTTCCGCTTGTGCCGTTTTTGACGGACTGCAAAACTCGGTGAACGGAGCAACGAAAATTGATGTTTGACTGAAAAAATAAAAACATAACAGGGTTGTGGCGGCTGGTGCTCTTTTGTCTGCTAATGCGAATAATGGTGCGTCTGCGGGTTTCGGTTATCTGAATGCGAATAATCGTTCCTCGAATGCGAATGCGAACATTGGGTTCCGCTTTTACCGTGGTTTCAACTTATAACTGTTGCTGCCATGCCCTTACCTCACAGTGGCTATCGGAAAGTCTGATAGTTGGTAAAATAATACGAATTAGAACGGTGTAAGTAAGTAATTGAAAACTCTGTTTTAGAACAACGGCACAAATGGGTGTAGTAAAGACTGAATACGGATTATGTTATGCGGCTGATACCTGCTTCTATCACTCTGCGGATTTTGAGGATTGCGGATTGTATATAGGTGACACTGGAAAGATATTCATTTCCCAAGCAAAGCGGATTAAGAATGTCTATCACTTGATATATGATTCTTCCAACCTCATACGGGCGCAATACAAGGCACAGCAAGGAAAGGGAGAGCGTACCGAAATAACCAAGTTCAATGAGAATATTTTGGAGAATTTGGATAGCTTGTACTGGGATTTGCGCAATGAAACTTATATGCCCGGTGAGTATCGGATAAAGGTTATATATGAGCCGAAAGAAAGGGTGATTATGATTGCCCCGTTCTACCCGGACAGGATTGTACACCACTGCATTATCAATGTGTTGGGGCGTTTTTGGACTAACTTCTTTATTGCGAGCACCTACGCTTGCATCAAAGGGCGTGGTATTCATAAATGTATGGAAGATGTGCATACGGCTTTAGTCACAGACAGGAAAGGTACGAAATACTGTTTGAAGATTGACATTAAGAAGTTCTATGATAATATAGACCACAAAGCATTGAAACGGATAATCCGTTATTCCATAGCGGATGAGCAACTGCTAAGGCTGTTGGATAAGATAATAGATAGTAACGGTAAAGACAAAGGGCTGCCGATTGGCAATTTCACAAGCCAATACTTTGCTAATCTCTATTTGGCGTACTTCGACCATTGGGTTAAGGAAGAGCTGGCTAAGATAGTGATGAAGCGTTATGGCGTGAAAATCTACTTCTATCGCTATATGGATGATATGGTGATATTGTGCGCTGACAAAGAGGCGTTGCATTTCGTGCTTGACATGATGGGACTTTATTTGGGTGGCGAATTGAAAGTAGAGATAAAGGACAACTGGCAGATATTCCCGGTTGATGCTCGTAGCATTGATTATGTGGGATTCAAACAGAACCATTACGGTATATTGCTAAGGAGCGGTATTCTGAAAAGGTTTTATAAGAAGTTCCACCGCACCATCAATAAATACGGAATCAAAGATGAAACTGACATTAAACACTTCTTCCCGTCTGAATATGGCTGGATAATCAGATGCTCGGAGGAACATAGTAAATTCATTTTTAATAATTGTTTGAACGATGGAAGCAAATGTTTTGACTATAGGGCTGCTGGCTAAGACTAAGCCAGCAGTGATTGACTATCTTAATAACGGTCAGGGTACATTCCTTTATAACCACAACATCAAAGAGGTTAAGGTTATTGCCGACAAAGAGGGTGGCATTGAGATTACAACCGATGCGGAACGTGCAACGGATACGATGTTTCAATATGATAGTCTGAGGGTGGAATATCCGAAAACAGGAGATAACATTTTCAGCACACTTCTTACTGCAAAATATCCGGAAAAAACAGAAAATAAGTTGATGAACGAGTATCAGAGTGCTATACTTGGACTACTTTCAGAAGAGGCTAAATTACCTTATGAGAACTTTTTAAAAGACCGTCTTGCTATCCGTAAGATGGTTGATGCTGATTGCGAAACATATAACATTCCGATGGACTTATGACAGAAGTTGTAGATTTTGAGGAAGAATTTTCCTCTAATGAAGACCTCTTCGATTGTGAATATACATCCGTGGATGCCGTAATTAATGAAGTTACGGTATTCACGGGTTGTAAAGAAAGGCAAACAGAAAATGGAACAAGGACGCTTATTGCTTATGGTGATGGCGTAGGTGCTTCCGCATTCTACACAGACAGCAAAAAGCTAAAAGATGTAGTGTTTGCGAATGGTAGGAAATTTCCGTTTAGAGCCGTTATTAAAGTTGTCCGATATGGAAATATGTGCGGCTTCAAGTTCTTTCCACCAAATACAAAAATCACACAGGAGGATAAAGAAAATTTTGAGTATTATAAAAGAAACAAGTATAGAAGAAATAGATGATGGAACAAAAAATAGATAAAGGTATAGGGTGGTTGCAAAAACTTCTCAACCTACAGAGGCGTTACGGATTCTTTTCAATTCTGAAAGGGTTATTCCTTATCCTGCTGGCTGGATATGTGATATTCTTTGCTTTAAACCCAAAGTATCTTCTTGAAAAGATGGATAATATCCAAAAAGAAAATCATAGTGATGCTATTGCTCAACGTTTAAGGTCTGATTCCGAGGTTAGATTAATTCTTGATAAATTGCTATTGCGTAGTGGTGCAGACCGTTCGTATTTGATAGAGTTTCACAATGGGAGTAAAAACCTTGCAACCGATTTGCCTTTTCTGTTTGGCTCTATGAGACTTGAAAGTACGACTGATAGCATAGCTGGAGTGGAAGATGAATATGCAGATTTCAGTTTGTCACGCTATCCGTTAATGGTGAACATACTAAAGGATGGATTCTTTTATGGAAGCGTTGAAAAGGTTAAACCACTTGATAAGAAATTGTATTTTAAGCTAAAGTCAAACAATGTTAATGAAATAGCCTTGATTGCATTATACCAAGGTGATAATCCTCTTGGCATATTAGGATTGTCATACTGCAATTCAAACAAGATGCAATGCCAAGCTGTAGGACTACAGATAAGGAAAGCGGCAATGAAAATATCCCCATTGCTATCACCTAACCTATAATTACAATATTTCGTGAAAATTATATGTGGAAATATACAATAAACTGATTAAATTATATAGTTATGAAGATTTTACTTGATAACGGGCATGGCGAAAATACACCGGGTAAACGTAGCCCGGATGGAGCTTTCAGAGAGTATGCCTATACAAGAGAAATTGCGGATGAAGTAGTACGTGAACTTGCTAAACGTGGCTATGTGGCTGAACGTATTGTTAAAGAAAACATGGACGTGCCTTTGGCTGAACGTGCAAGACGTGTGAATGAGGTTTGCGCCCGATACGGAGCTAACAACGTGGTGCTTGTTTCAATCCATTGTAATGCTGCAGGAAATGGCGAATGGATGAATGCTCGTGGGTGGTCTGCCTATACCACTAAAGGAAAGACAAAAGCCGATGAACTGGCAAACAGGATGTATGATGCTGCCGCCCGTTTTATAACTGGGCAGAAGATAAGGTGTGACAATTCGGACAGTGACCCAGATTGGGAAGAAAATTTCTATATTCTCCGAAAGACGAAATGTCCGGCTGTATTGACCGAAAATTTCTTCATGGATAATAAGGAAGATGTGGCTTACCTTATATCCGCGGAGGGGAAACAGAACATTGTGAACACCCACGTAGAGGGTATAATCCAATACATTAAAGAGTATGAGAAATAAAGTGTTTTTGTTATTGGTTGCCATTTGTGGGCTTTTGATGGCAGTTACCTTTGGTTTATGGTCTTATTGTTCCAAATTGAAAGCTGAAAAAGAAAGGTTGGGTGGCAATCAAACTTCATTGTTGGAGAAAGTCGAATACTACAAGACAGAAGCTGGAAAGTCTGCTGCCTCTGTACAGGCTTTGACCTTATCCAAGTCTGAGATAGAGAATCATTGTGCCGACTTGACAAAAAACATTAAGGAACTCAACTTGAAAGTAAAGAGGTTGCAAACGGCTTCCTCAACTGTAACGAAAACGGAGGTGAAAGTACAGACGATAGTAAAGGATAGCATTATATACCGTGATACATCTTATCTCAAAGTCCAAGCGATACGATGGAAAGACCCGTGGATGAATGTAAGTGGATTGATTATGTCCGATAAGAAGCTGGCTTTGGATATTCAATCTGTAGATACCTTGCACCAAGTCGTGTACAGAGTTCCTAAGAAATGGCTGTTTTTCCGATGGGGGACAAAGGCGATAAGGCAGGAAATCATAAGTAGTAACCCTCACACAAAGATTGTGTACTCTGAATATATAGAATTGAAGAAACGAAAATAG